GTCTTTACAGGCCGGCTGCATGGCTGGCTTCTCCTAAGTGGGAAGGCGGTTAGACCCAGTTAACTTTATCGGGGGTTAAAATAATGAATTCTTCTGTCGCGGGGTTGTAACTTCCGTAATGGCGCATATCGGCTGGCAATACTTCTGAGCTGTTAAGACCCTGATAGCCTTCGCTGGTAATCACACCAATTACTCTTTCAATGTCGTCACCTCTTGCATCAGCTTCGGTAACGGCAATCAAATTATTGCTATATAGAATGAATGACCATTTTTTAGCGCTTGCTGAGTAGTTGGGCAGCGAACCACCAAAACCACCAAAGCTTGCGCCTAGGTCTGCCCACATTTTAAACGGCGTGTCTGGATAGGTCGTTGTGTTGGTCCAAGCCCCATCAACATACACAACCGTCAAATCACCATCATTCCAGTTTGAAGACACCGAATAACTATTGGTTCTGCTCCATTCCGACCCCGGACCGTCCCACGTTGCCGTGCCCCGCCCTGAGGCAATCCCGCCTCCAGTGATATTTGAACTGCCATAATCTAAAACATTCTGCCCGCCGTTTTTATATTCTTCTACGATCAGGGGTGACAGCGTAGAAACTGTAAAGCTGGCCGCCCCTCTCACATAAGTGTCGTGACACTTTAAGTGGCATGGCCGAATATCTTCGCTCTCAAAGACAACCATCAGCATCCACTGGCGCGTGACTTCAAGGCTTGCCGGTCCATTCCAGGAACCACTAGGCCCATTAATGACCTCTATCGTAGGGGAGAAATCGTAAGTAACTACATCCCCTAGGCTGGGATCGCGCTCAATAGGCTTTCTGTCGATTTCTATAGCAGGGCCAGTGTCCCCAAACTGGCCGTAACTATCGCCGCTTTCGTTTCTTTCCTCAGTGTAAACATCGTCAAAGGCAAATAGCACTTCTCCGGCAATTGACAAGACCGATTCGGTTCTATCAAGCGAGACTTTATAGAACGTATAAGGCCGAGGCCGTGCATCCACATCTTGAGCGTCTCTGTCCGACGTCCGATTAAAGAGCGACCAAGCCAATATTGCGGTTCGCCCGGAAGGGCTGAAGCTGTGAAGCCTCACCACTTCATCGCCGGGAAAGCCCAGATTCCCCGACAGTTTCCGGCGCATGTTGTCATCGGCCTGGCCTATCGGAGCGACGAGCAATGTAGTGAAGGTCTCACCCGCGACACCAAACTCGCCGAAGCGCTTCAGCGTGATTCGGATGTTGGTGGAACCGGCGTTAATGGTCCCCGCGATAATACTCGCCTGCCACCGGCTGCCATCCTCCGCCTGGAACATCCAACCTTGGAAGGAACGTCCATAAAGACTGGTGCCAGTGATCAATGCTCGCCCGGCCCAATACTGCCCGCCCGGCGGTGCGCTGGCCGCTTCCTCGGGCGTGATGGGCTCAATCCCCTTAACCGATATAAGGTGAGTATCGCCAGGGCCGCAAATCGCAGTTTGCAAGCCTTGGGGCTGATCGTATGGACGGGTATCTCCATTCGGCAAGTGGATCAGGGAGTTTCGCACCAAGCCATGCCAAGGCCAGACCAGTGTTCGATTCATGGAAAACCCTCAATGCGCTAGACCGTACCCGAATCAGCACCGCCGCCAGAGCCGCCTGACGCCGACACAGCAGAAGTGGTACGGCTCAGCACGAACCACGCGCCCCCTAAACTCAACATGTCATATCGGGTAATGCTGGCTCCGGCAGCCACCAGCACACCATCAGCCACGTTAACGACCTGCGCCGACTCTGCGGACAGGTAACAGTTACTGTCACCAGGCGCGAAGTTCAGCATCAAGATTTCGAGCCGAAACGCCTGGGCCCCCTCGGGCGGCGCCGGGAAGGTAATCGCAAAAGGCTGGGGCAAGCCCGAGACAAGCGACCAGCTCATGCTTTGGTATTCCAGGCTAACCACAAACTCAATGGCCAGACTGATCGGGCTGCGAATAGCCCCACCGGTGCCGATCAATGCCGACAGCTTGTTCAGCGTACCGGCCGTCACAGCACAATAAACAAAGGTACCGCTCGGCCAATCTTGCGCTGTGGTGCCTTCTTGGGCGCGCACGATCGATACCCCGCCGAACAGGACCCGGACGGAAACAATCTCAGCAGGCGCGGCGTCAATTGGATTCAGCGAGCTGGAGAGCGTCAGGATGTATTCGCCGTCCGGCAAGAGCGCGAGCGACTCGGCGGTGATAGGCAAGTTGGTGTCGACCGCAGACAGCCCGGCGGTGAGCTGGGTAAGCCAGTTGTTTACGAAATTCATATCAGACCCTATGGGTTCGCTTCGGGGGTAATTGGCTGCGCCAGATTGATCACTGCTTCACCGCCATTGGCGTCGGTGAGCACCAGCTTTTTGATGGAGGGGATGGTGAACAGTCCGTCACTGCTCAAGAGCCCGTTGGTCCAGTACTCTCGCTTGGTGAAGTCCGCTTCGGTAAGTGGGCTGGCGATCCCGCCACCAGTGGCCGGCGCGTTCTTTGGGTTGTACGTGCCCTTCCCCTTGGTGGCCGGTACCGCCCCCCGAGCCTGCAGCACTGGCAGCGAGGTGCTTTGCCGTTTCGGCGCTACCAGACGGCTCAGGTCACTGCCCAATTCTTGGCTGGACGCCATTCGGTCGGCACTGATGCTTGATCCGATTGATTTGCGCTCAGCCAAAGCAGACGCACCACTTTTCCGGCGATCGCTTTCAAGGCTCATCGCTATAACTCCAGCGGGTCGTTAGGAATTTTCAGCCGGTAAGTAGCCGGGATATCGACTACCAATTCATCGCGTTCAGTGGCCGGGATTTCAGATGCGGTGATTTGAAGGCGCCGTTCAAAGACAGGTAACGTCGGATCCGCGTTGTCGTAGTTGCCCGAGAAACCGTCTAGTGCGTCGTCGTAAACTGGCGAATCCTGCTTGCCGCCCAGTTGAGTCTCCAGCGCCGGAGCGACGACATCCTCTTCCTGCGGCACCGTCGAAATTGCCGGAGCGCTCAGCGGATCCTGATCTGCTCCGCCACCACGCATGAGTTTCACCGTGAGGGTAGTGATCGCCGCGCCGCTGGCAAGATCGAAAGAGTCTTCGACGCGGCAGCACCTGGCTTGCGCCAGTATTCCCTGATCCCGAAGACTTAATGTGTGGATCAAGTCCACATCCAAAACCATGCTGGTTGGGACACTCCAGCTCACCGCGGTGGCCGTGTGAGCAAGAACAATTGTTGTTTTCGCTTGATTGAGCAAACACAGCAATGCGGCCTGCCGCTGCGCCTCATCACGCTCATCAACGTGACCGGATTTCCCATCTACTGATGCAGGCACATCGATGCCGAAAGGCCCGCTTTCCCAAGTGCCACTTAAGTCAGTCGAATAATCAATTGATACTGAGTCTCTGGATATCACCTCGCCAGCCTGCGCGACACTTGCCTCGGCAACAACGGTGAGGGCATATTTTTCTGTCACGGACTGAACCCAACGGCGCCCGCCGGTGAAGGTCACGCCCAACAACAGATCGGGATAGTTGTTGATCCAGGGTATGCCATTGCCACAGATGTCAGCGCCAGACCCGGGCGGCCTGACATAAATCGGCGATTTGATAATGCTCATCCCCGCCGACGATGCGGAATCCTTCACCATCGCGACATCAGGCAGCTCCGAACTGGCTTGGCGCCACAGGCAAAACCCCTGAGTTCCGCCAAGCCCGCTCGTTTCCGGGTGTACCCAAGTAAAAGTTTCATTTAGTTGGTGCAGTCTGGAAAATCTGTAACTCGCATCAATCACCACCTTGTTGGTCAAGCTGGTCAAATCGGCGTAACTAACCTTCACAGAGTCATAGATCGTACTGCCTTCGCCGAAAGCAAAATCAACGTTCCCGGCATACCAACTGGTCAGCCGTAGGGCGCCGGTGGTTGATGAATCCAGACTTGCCTGAATGGTGCCCAAGCGCTCGCCAAGGTAATCCCAGCGGCTACGGCCTTCGGGCGCTTCGAAAACATCTGCCGACCAGAACGCAGGGGCAAGCGCGTCAACCTCTGCAACGGAAAGCTTTTCAATCCGCTGCTGGAGCTGATCACCGCAGTGACAAATCAGCAATCGTCCGACCGAGTCCCACTCTGTAGAGAACACGCGCCCAGTGTACCTTCGCTTCTCAGTCGTCACTCCCACGGCCGTTGTGATGTAGTCGATGGTGACTTCCCTGCCCACCCAATCCATTGGCAATACCGCTCCGGGCAGCATCTGCAGAGTAAAGTTGGCAACACCTGCGGCGCCGCGCTCACGGTCTACATCAACTTGGCCGCTCAAACGCGCGGTGAAGTCGACGGCGGCAACCAAAACGCGAAGGGCCCAACGGAAAGCGTATCCCGGCACGATCGGCTGGGGGTCCGAGACTGCCGCGCGTCCATTGCCACCACTATTGAGAGGGCCGGCGTTGAGTGGAGATCCGTTGAGCATCACGCTTCCTCCCACGCAATAGACCAACCGAACGTCGCCTGGGCCGCGCTCATTGATTTTGGGGGTTTACTAGCGAACACGTTATAGACCGGCATCCACTGAATCATGTACTTGGTGGCGCCCACCAAAAGGTTGGCAGTGGCAACACCGCCAGCCAGTGTGCATCCAACCTGCACCCAATCTGAACCAACCAAAGCAAAAGCGGCTGGATCTGTATCGGGACGTGGCTGGCTCGTAAGGATGTAGGTTCTGCCATCGCCCACAATGCACTCTTGATAGGTCAGGCGCAGCTCAAGGGGCTGGCTGTAATCGAGTCCATCAAGGCCAGGCGGCATCCAACCTTGGCCGCTGATCGACCCAGAAGCCTTGCCCCAGTGCGTCATTTTTACGCCAGCGCCACCCGATAGCCGAACAACTGTCTCGCCCAACAGAGGCGTGTCGGATTGATCGGGAGCACCGGCGTGCAAGACGATAGGCACGCCACCCAGGGTGACAAGAGGAAGGCTCATCCATTTACTCCGGACACAAAAAAACCGCCACACGGGCGGTTTCGGGAAAGAGGTGCTGCTATTCGGTTATTGCAGGTAGATCGGACTGACAGTGCTTACATTTCTTCGCTTCTCGCTGAACGAGCTCGGCACAATGCGGGCACTTCCTGTAACGAGACGAAACCCCAAACTTGCGCGCTATATCTTGGCTCTTTGCATCGTCAAAACCCAACGGATTCAATATCCACAGGATCACCAAGGCAATGACCGAAAGGAAAAAACCCAGCATGAACCAACCGACGACACTGCGGCCTTTCTGGTGCGCCAGGTAGGCACACAGGAAAGCAAACACGATCGAGAAAATCAAAATTCCCATATCAACTCCTTTTGGACAGCCGCAATCTACCATCTAAATTCACGCTGACCAAAAGGAGAGACAAAGCGCTATTCAATGTTACGTCCTTCCATACTTAACCCGCTGATTGCGGACAAGCCGCTGAAAGTCTTGCTGCGGCGCTTGGAAGTTGTAGGTCTCGCCGCCGACGTTCATAGACACATGACCCAGCGGCTCAGGCACTACGGGGTTAAGTTGCTGCTGAATAGCGGTGCTGACCGCAGGGATATTTGGCAAGGATCGCGGCCCTACGCTACCGCCATGCGCAAATCGAGGAAACTTCCGGTCGTTTATCATCCGAAGGAAATCCGGACCATAGTGCTGAACGGCCGCCGTTTTCATCACAAACTCACCGTTTGAAAGCATAGCCAATATGCTGTCGCTTGTTCCACTACCTGGACCGCGCACCATATCGCCTCCCGCGTAGCCTGGCAGATCGGCGGATGGCGCGGCGACCGCAGGCACGTCTCCGCCCAGAACGGTCACTGGGATAGTCAGCACTTGCCGCATCTGCGAAGCCACTTCGGCAATTTGACTTTGCGCCGCCGCCACCGAAGCTTGATCAATCGCAGGGGTTACTGGTACATCAAGATTCCGCACAGCACCGTCTGGGATTGCCGGTTGGACTGGAACAGGCAGCGGCCCTTTGGCGGCAACCTCGCGAACGAGTTTCTGGTAGTAGTCTTCCTCGAGTACCGGCGCGACCTGAACAGCAGTATTCCGCTGCGAGTAATCCGTGACGCCAGCTTGGTACTTCAGTTTCGCCGAAGTTTGGGTTGCTGCTGGTGAAGTCGGCGCAGCGCTGGGCGCCGGGGCCTGCGTTGTTGAGGTGGGAAACGAAACGGTGCTGTTGGACTGACCAGAAATGGCCTGCATTTCATCCGTAGGCTTGACCGTCACAGGAACATTGAATGCCAAACCCAACTTCGCCTTCAGATCCTGCATCTGCTTAATGACAGCTGCAACCGCCTCTTCCGAAAGCGTCGGCGTGATCTGGACGTTTTTAAGCTCATCGAGCCGGGCCTTCAGATCGGCCGTTTTATCGGTCGCGGCCTTTAGGCTGTCCTCGGCCTTCTTGACGTTGATGCCGTCGGCAGCCGTCTCGATGCTCTGCAGTTCCTTGATGAAGCCAGCAAACCCAAGAGTATTGCCACCTGCGTCCGCAAGCTTCTGGAGAATCTCCAAAGACGCTTCGGCTTTCTTTTTGGCGCCATCCACATCGCCGTTTTGAAGCGCTTGCCTGGCACCTACTTTCAACGCCTGCGCGTTTCCGTACGATAGTTCGCCGGACGTTCCGCCACCTTGGATCCCGGAGAGCGCCGCAGCGTATTTTTTCTGAGTGTCGAGCTGTTCGTCTTTCGCTTTTTTGATAGCGCTGGTTGCCGCCCGCTCTGCCGCAACTTGCGCTTTCAAGCCCTTTTTCGTCTCGGCGATCAGATCCGTCTGAACCGCCTTGAGCTTCGTGCTTTGCGCACGGGCAGCTTCTAGACGTGCCTCGCCCTCTTTCTCCGCATCAGAGTTGCCCTGCCCTTGATCGGTGGCCAGCTTATCTCGTGCGGCCTTGGCATCCGCTATGAATTTGTTTAACCCTGCAATCTCAGAATCAAGTTGTGCTTGTGTGTATAGCTTCCAGTCGAAAAGAACTTTGTCGTTTTTGTCGTTAACATTCAGCTTCGCGCGGGCAGCTACCAGGTCGCGGATACGTGCGAGAGCAACCGATATCTCAGTTGAGAAACCACCGACAGTCGTTTTCGCACTTCGGAAATAATCTCCGAACTCGCCGCTCGACAGTTTCGCAATCGCTGCCGTCACGCCTTGAACAGCGCTTACGGCATTGTTCGAAGCGCCGACAAAATCGTCCATCTGCTTCGTGGAAACAAGAATTTGGTTCTTAAGCTGTTCGAAGGCGCCGCCCCATGTTTCCGGCAGCGTCTTGGCCTCTGCGGTGAGTTTTGGAAGCTCTTGCAGAAGGACGTCAACGATCACGTCCGCCGTCAATTTACCCTCGGCCGCCATGGCACGAAGCGCACCGGTTGGAACCTTGAGGCCATCAGCAAGCGCACGTAGCAGTCGTGGGGAGTTCTCAGCAATGGAGTTGAATTCATCGCCGCGCAATACGCCCGAGCCAAGCGCTTGCGAGAATTGCAGCACTGTACTTGCAGTCTCTGAAGCGGTGGCACCGCTAATACGCAGAGATTGGGTCACTGCGTCGATTACACCAAGGGTCTCTTTTTGCCCGCGCCCCATTTGGGCGAGAGCCGGCGCGAGCTGGCTGTAGAGTTGAACCACACCTTCAAGTGGTGCCTGATTGCGCTGGGCGATTACAAATGTCGCCCGTTGGGCCTCGTTGTATTCCTCTTGGCTCGATGTCGCCAGCCGAAGCTGTGCTTCCATCTTCTTCGCAACGTCGGTCGTTTTGAGATAGGCAACTCCCAGTGCGATCGCGGACAGACCGGCGCCAGCCAGGGTGATATTGTCAGTCAGCCCAGAATCGGAGGCTGAACCGGCCTTGGCCTTATTTGCGCTTGCCTGCTCACCCTTAAGGGCGGCAATAGCCTTTCGGGTTTGGTCCAACTGCTTGCGGTACTGCGTTTCCGCAACGCTGCGCTCAGAAGCGGAAAGCACCCCTGCGCGGGTTAGCCGAAGATAATCCGCAGTCACTGTAGCAAGCTGCGCTCGCAGCTCTTTAAGACGATTAATGCCAAGATTCTGAAGAGCGGGGTCTTTGGTGGACGCAACTGGCACCTTTACAGGCGCAGCGTTGACCGACCGCAGCTCACGCAGCTTCGTAAGCGTCTCGGACACGCTACGGCGATAATTTGCCTGAGCAATCCCCAAGTCGCGAGAGGACAACTCTCCAGACGATTTCACCAGCGCGTACTGTTCGCGAAGTTTCACCAAAGCCTGTTGCGTGTCACGGACACCGCTTGCGCCAAGCGAGCTCTTGGCCGAACTCAAAGCACTCTCGGCGCGGCCTGCTGCCAGGGCTTTGCTGTACTCGACACTGAGACGGCGTTGCTCGGCAGACAGGTTTCGGGTGTCAACGCCAGCGTCACGAAGGCTTGATTGCATTTGCTGGAGGCGACTTACTTGAGTTGCCTCGGTTCGTTCAAGGCGCTGCAACTCGCGCACAGACGCTTTGTACGAATCCTGCAACTGACGCGACGGTACGTCCGATTTGACCAACTCGGAACTGAGCTCACGCACCCGATCGCGGGCGTCGCGCATCGCTTTGCCAGTCTGGCCAACTTCTTTTTCCAGATCGCGAAATGCATTCACCTGACGCAGCGGCTTTTCGACGACCTTTACCAGATCGCCATATTCCTTGCGAAAGCCGGCGACTTCTTTGGTCGCGCCATCCAAGTCTGCCGTCAGGCGAAGCTCAATATCACGCATGGAAAATCAACCTTTCAAGGCTCGGAGAAAAAGCCTCCAAGGGTAGGCAAGCACCTGGTGGTGCCCGACGCGAATCAATGCACAGATACAGTCATCGAGGTTTTTTAAGGCTTGCTCAGGCGACTGTGAAGCCGGTTCAGCCATGCGAAAAAATCAGGATTCTGCTTTTTGCAGGTCGCAATCACTGCGCCTATTTGGCTCGGACGAAGCGTTTCGATTATTTCTGGCGTAAGCGAAGTGAATGTGGGCAGATCGGAAAGGCGGATCGTCTCAAACAGCCCATCGCCGACCTGATCCGAAATTGACTCACCTGTCATAAGGCCGCGAATTTCCGCAACTGAAAGCTCGCGGAAGATCACTTCATGGCCCGCGATTGTTACCACCACTGAATTAGTCAGCTCAGTCATATAAGCCCCATTGAAAAACCCGCCGGAGCGGGTTTGTGTGTTTCAGCTACCGGGAATCAACGAGGTCAGACAGTCGTCGGGACTTCTTTCTCGATGCGCATGTACTTCGACTTACCCGCGCCGACTTTCGCCGGATCAGAGAGAACCTTGGCGGTCACTTCCGACCCCATGAAATCGTCGGTGCTGATCCAATTAGTGCTTGCGGCCGGACTCAACTGGCAGCGGAAGTACTGCAGGTTCACACGCTTCTTGGTCCCCGCCGCGTTTGCGCCCTCGAACAGGAATTCGACGACCGTGCCACTGTTGGTCAGCGCCTCAATGACGTCGACGGTAGCGCTCCTGTACGTGACAAGAATTGCAGCATCGTCAGCGATCGAACCAGCGGGAAGAATCTCGATACCCGAGCCGGTCAGTTGGTAATCGTCGCCTTCTACTAAGGCAGTACCACCAGCAAGCGACAGAGTCACCGACGTGATCGACAGCGGCATCTTGTCCAGCTTGATGGTGCCACCTTTGCTCGCGGTGTGAGGCTCGTCGGTGACAGTCGCCGACGGGATACGGGTAACGTCGCCCCAATACATCAGCCCGAGATTTTCGGTGTACAGCTCGCGCCAGTTCATGGTCAGGCCCATGCTAGTGATGCGGCTGATCGAGTCGTACTCACCGCCTTGTGGCGTAGTGGTGTCAGCCAGAGTCAGATCAGTTTTTTCGATTGCCTGGACGAGCGTCGAGACCAGGCCGACAGGCAGGAATGCACCGCCTACGCCGTACTTGCGCATCTTGACCTGGCCACCGACCACGAACGTTTCGATTTCGCGTGCCATGTTTTACTTCTCCGGGGTGTCGCCAGCGATCACACCTTGGTCTTTCAACCAGGTACGTTGCTCGGCGGTAACTTTGATTTTTGCACCCGGCAGAAGATCCTTGCGGGCATGGGTATGAGGCTTGATCAGCTCGACTTCGAACCGCGGGGCGGCGCGCTCGACCTGATCGCCGCTGGCGGCCGGAGCCACCACGACAACTTCGTCTTTAGGCATTTGGTTGCACCTGGATAATGGTGTGAAGGTGAACGGGGATCAGGACCGTGGCGGCCGTGACACCCTCAGAGGGAGGGAAGATTTCAGGAGCGCCAACAGTGATTCCACTGATACCGCGTGGAAGCCAGCCCGGGAGAACACCTTGCGTCGGCATGAGACACTGCAACAAGTCGTGCTCCAAGGCCTCGACCGCATCCTCGTAATCGTCGATCCCGGCCTGAACCGCGCCGACAATGTTGAATCCAGAAAAAACCTTCAGCGCATGCGGACCGGCAACCGGGGCCAGCCCTTTCGCTTTCTGCACGACGATGAGAGGGAACGCGACGGATCGATCCTTGATCACCTCGTTGAACCAGCCAGAACGGGTATTTGCCCCGGCCGGTGTGAGGTAGCCGCTGCTCACAGATATCGTGGACAGCCGCTCAATCAGGGCCTTGCGACCCGCAGTTAACAGATTGATCATCAGTTTCAGTCCGACGACATGAGTGAATAGCGGTTGATGAGCCCGTCTGTGCCCATCCACTCGCCCAAGGCATAGCGTTTGCAGTTGATGGTCAGCAGATCGCCGCGCTGCGGGTCAGGAACTTCCCGGATTCGCAGATCCACGGCGAGCGCGACAGCGACAAAACTGCCGCCGCCGGCGGAACCAACATTGCGCTGGATCACCGCCCCTACTTCCTTGGTAGGTCCACCATCCTTGGCTTGGAAAACAGCGCCGCCCCGCTCGCCGAACATGTCGAACAGCTCGTCGTCCGCATCATCGAAGATGTCGTCGAACTCCGAGCCACCCATCACTTGGTCAGCTTGATGATTGCGCGCGGCAGGGTGCACAGGCTGAGCGGGTTGCTCTGTGCTTCCATGTCGATGCCTTTGTTGTGGCGCAGCGGTTCCTGGCTGGCATAGAACGGCACACCGGTGGTGTTCACCGTCTCCATGTAATCCGCCGGGGCGAAGTTGGTGATGAACAAGCCATCAACGCCCACGGGCACCAGGTAGGCAGTATCCGGGTCCATGAACATGACGCCGCCTAAGTTGCCGTAGAACTCTTCCCAGTTCACGCCGCCGAAGCTGAAACCGTCGCGGCGGTGATCGTCGCGCAGAAATTGACCATCGTTCCAACGGTCAAAGGCTTTTTGGACCGAGTCGTGGTTGGTGAACGAGTCGAACCAGTTGCGACCCGCGATGCCCAGCCAGCCGGCGATGATGCCGGTGCCACCGATCGCGTCTTCCGCTTTTCGTTTGGCCTCGGTCACTTTGGCCAGCAGTTTGGTCTCGCTCGCGTTCATGGCAAACGCAACTGTCTGCTGGTCAATGCCGAAACGGGCATAGAGGTCCAGCAGGACGCTGGTGCCATCGGCGTCGTACACCTTGCCGGTGATCGCGCCAACACGCTGGAAGCGGATGGTGGATTCAATGCGCTTACGCATCTTCAGCAAACGCTTGTCGACCATCGCCTGCACGGTTTCCAGCTCGCTATCAGTGCCAAATGCACGGATGCCCTGGACTTCGTCAGCTCGAATTACCGCGCGCGTAGGCAAGTGGATGGTTTGAAACGGGACCATGTCACGGCGCGGACCAGTGGTCGGGTCGCTCGGCGATCCACGCTCTGCGGCCGGTACCAGCGTCAGGTTGTCGTTTTCACGTTCGATGAAAACCGAGGTGGTGGTAACGCCGGACTCTTCGAAAAGAGTATCCAGCCGCGTAGGTACCGCCTGCCCTTCAACCGGTTGGTTGATGGCAGCAGTCATTGCGATGCGACCAAACTCGTCGCCCGCGAAAATACTCAAATCGGCCATTCCGTTCTCCAGAAACGAAAAAACCGCCAGCGGCGGTCTTAATTAAATTGGGTTGCTGAATCAGCGCAGGACGATGCCCGCGGCTGCCAGGGCTACTTTCGCGGGATCGGTCAGGCCAACCAGCAGGCTTTCGATCACCTCACAATCACGCACGATTCCGGTAGCGCGGCGATCTGCCGTGGTGTCGGCATCACGACCTTCGTAAAGAATCGCGATTTCAACGGTGGCGCCCTCGGCGGGAGCGGCAAAAGCCACGAATTTACCGGCGGCGTTCTTCGACAGGATTTGGCCTGCGGGAAACGCGGCTGCGCCTTTCAGCAGCAGGATCTGCTCACGCGATCGCTCGCCGTTCGCCTCGTTCAGCAAGAAGGCGGCGGTGGCCGCGCCTTGAGTAATGATGTCGTTTTTCATGCTTTCGCCCCTTTGCGACTGGCCCAGATGTCTTTGGCTGAGAAGGTTTTGGCGCCCTTGCCGGCGGCAGGCGCCGCAGCAGCAGCGCGGGTAGCATCACTTGCAATGCCATCCAGGCTGATCCCGCGATCTTTGGCAGCCGTAAACAGTGCCACGGCGGTCGCCTCTACACTGGAGCCGTCAGCCAAAGCAGCTTTGATTTCCGCGTCGAAACCTGGTGACGCCAGTGCAGTGATACCGGCGTAACGCGCACGCTCGGAGGCGGTCGCATCACTAATTGCGGTGGCACGAATGGCGTCGGTATCAATCTTTTCCGCCGCCGCGATGGTGATGGTTTTTGGATCGGCTCCGGCCTCGATAGCTGCGTGCAGCTCCGCCGTGGTTTTTACGGTAGTCACAAAGGTTTTCCTCGGTGGGTTGCTGGCAGGACCGGCCAACTCGGCAATAACAGATTCGAGCGAGCCGACGCGGTGCGCCAACCCTGATGCAACAGCTTCGGCGCCGACTTTCAGCCCCCCATGACCGCCCATTTCTGGAACCTTGTCAGCGGAGACACCGAGGTTTCGAGCCACCTTGCCGACAAACACATCAGCCAGGGCATCAACCGTTTTGGTGATTTCTGCCCGACCCTCGTCGGTCTCGATGTTTGGCCGCTTGTTCGGCGCTGTGCCGCTTACGATTTCGTAGCTTTTCTTGCCGCCCTCATCCTTGTTCACGGATACGTTCAGCACGACACCGATGGAACCGATCAGCGCGGTGTCATCCACCACGACTTCGCTGGCCGCACTGGCGATCCAGTACGCGGCGCTTGCGCCACTTCCGCCGACATACGCGACGATGCGTTTTTTATCGCGCGCCGCGTGGATCATGTCGGCCAGTTCGTTAATCCCGTTGGCCTCGCCACCCGGGCTATCGATGTTAAGGACGATTGATTTGACCGCCGGATTATCGAGCGCGGCCTGCAGGTCGGTAGCGATAGTGCCGGTGCTGGTGGCGCCGCTGATGCGCGTAAAGAAGGACGCGTATCGGAAGATCGGGCCGGTTACAGGAATGACAGCAACGTTCCCGCGCTGAGTGACAGTGCGGGTATTGTCGAGCTGCTTGCCAAGCCGGGTTTCCAGCGCCTCCAGATCATTCTGGCGATCGGCGATAGACAGCAGGTTGTCGAGCGCGTCAGGAAGCATCAGCCAAGGCTGAGCACTGGCCAGCTCAAAGGCTCTTGGCATGATCAATCCTCTTTTTCTTCGTCATCATCAATGATCGGTTTGGCGGCAACGGTGGGTGCTGCGGGAGCAACTTCAACAGTTGTTCCGTTGGCCCTGCGCTGCTCCAGCTCGCGTGCACGCTGCCGGTTGACCTGCTGCCATGTCTCACCGGTCATTGCAGCCGTCTCCATGGTTTCGTTGCTGATGCCGATATCAATACGCTCTCGGGCCGCCTTCGCTTCCTTGAGCTCGTCGATTGCACCGCGCGCGGGGCCAATCCAAATTGACTTGGTATAAGCCTTGCGGACGGCAGGGTCGCTATAGCCAGGCGCCTTGATGCGGCCGCGCGCTACCGCTTCGTCGATGAACAGCTCATAACTCGGCTGACAGAAATCGCAAACAAGCCACCAACGACGCATGGTGTAGAAGCGCCACGCCTGAAGCATTGCGGCGCGGGCTGCGCTGTAGCTGCTGCTGTAATGAAGAAGAAGTTCTTCAACGGGAATTTCCAGCGCGGCGCCGATCTCTTTCACAATCGCGGAGAAGAATGGTTCGAACTGTGCGTTTGGCCGCCCCGGGTTAGCGGATACAGGCTCTTCGCCTACGGCCAAGTCGACGATGGCACCTTCACCCAGTTCTACCGGGCCACCAACGTTATCGCTACCATGTTGAAGGCTGTCTTCGTCGCCGAAGATAGGCTGCCCTTGTCCACCGGCATCGTAGTCGGCTGTTTTCTTGATGAAGACAGTGAACATTGCAGAAATGACGGCGTTCGTCAGCTCTGCGCTTGCGTAGCGCTCGAGCTTTTGAAGAGGCTCAAGGACCGGCGCCAAATACGGGGCGCCGCGCTTCAAACCCGGGCGCTCTTTATCGCACCAGACCTGCAGAACGCGACGACGGCCCGTTTCAACTCCAAAGGCTTCAACGCGATCCCAGCGCAATGGGTACTTAAGGAACTTGTCGTCCGGATAGCCATTGCATATGTGGTATGCGACTGGGGCACCGTACTGATCAAACTCAACACCCTCTACCATGAACTGGCTATCTGGTTGCCCGTTCGGGTTTGAAACCCGATCGGTCTCAACAAGCTGGATGCGAGTGCTGAATATCGTGCCTGGTCTGTCGATCCATGGCGTCGTCGCGAAACAGTCGCCCCCGGTCATTGCGGACACCAATGCCAGCGACTGGAGCTGATAGTGGTTCAGCGTGGCTTCCGCATCGCATTCACGCGGATCGCCCGCATACATCTCCCATTCACGCTGGATATGGGCGTTCAGGGCGTCAGCCTGTTCTTCGGTGATTCCCAAAGCTTCATGGTCAACCTGAGGCCGGCAGATCAACCCTGTGCCGACCACATTGGTGCGAGTTCGCACAACAGCCGCACGCGCAATGGTGTGGTTGCGCATCGCATCACGCGAGCGGGCAACAAGGGTCTTGCGTTCTGGCGTGCTGAGGTCCCGATTGGGGCTACCAAGAAACGGTAGCCAGCTAGACATGCTCCGAAGCATCCGCGACGCACCGTGCCACCGGGTTTCACTGCCCCCGCCGCCACCCTGCGCCCGGGGTTGACTCTGAACCAGGTCAGAACCGGGATGCGTAAGTTCACGCACCATCCGCTCTTCTGGAGTGGTACGTGTTAACCAACCCATTTCAGAACCTCACATAGCTGATGCGGTTACGTCCGCGAGATTTATTGCCTTCTGCCGCGGCGGCGGCGACGTAGTCGGATTCAAGTTTGCGGAGCGTGGCCAGATCAGCGCGCGTTACCTGGCGCTCGCCGTAGCGAACGATCTGCCCACCCTTCAAAACCTTCTCAATAGCCGTGCGAACATCCGCCAAGCGCTGCTGTGCTTCTGTCATATTTATCCTCGAGCGCGGCTGCGTGTGCCGCGTTGAACTGGTGCGCGACGAGCCCCCGCAAGTAGCTGCAGATCAAGGCCAAAGCGCTGCTGGCTGATACGAAGTGCCGCCAAGGCATAAACGAAGCAGTCGAGAGCCTCGTTTCGCCGACCTTTTGCGGTCCAGCGATAAACGCGTTTACCCTTTTCTATTTTCAGTTCCTTGGTTTCAGCGGTGAGCTGTTTCAGTTCGTCCTCGCCACAGATGTCGTTGTTGGCGGGTAGATGCACGCATCCCGGAACGGCCTCGCCGGCGGTGTTCGGCTGGATCTTCAAACGGCTGTAAATCAATTCTTTGGCGTTTTCCGTTCCGACCTCAACCAGCCAGACCTTCTTCGCGTTGCGCGACTTCGGCCAGTTCGCAATCGGCTTGCCGGGGATGTTGGCGCCCTTCACAGGGATCACCCACATCTCGCCGTGGCGTCGGCTTTCGGCGTATACCTCATCGGTATAGTGGCCGCCGGAGTCCCAGCACCACCGTTCGACGCGCATCTTCGCGTTGTCGGCCCGGGTGTACTGCTGCTGGATCTTCACACCGACCTTACGCCGAAGCTCCTCGCTGGCCGGATCGCCCATCAGCACCCACTTATCGACCAGCCAAGCTTCTTCACCAACACCGAAGGCCCAGACGCGGCCTTCGTATCGATCGTCCTGCGTATCGATGGAGCCCATCAGCGTCAGGCCGCGTGGCGGAACCTGCGCAAATACCTCGCGGCGCATGTAGAGCTGTTCCCAGTCGACCTTCTCGCCCTGGTCGTCTTCCCATGTTTCGCCGAGCGTGGTGTTGACGAAGGCAATCAGGTTTTCGCGGTTGTCCCTGACCTTGTCAAACTCGGTGACCATGTCGAGCCAGGTGGTGAAAGTGCTGTATGCCGTCCAGATGTGGAAGGTGACAACGCGCGGCGTACCCCGAAGCGTGTCATCTGGCGCGTACCAGTCGATGCCGTCGCGGGTCCAGATTCCGGATTTTTCGCAGATCCAGCGCCCGTTCCGGGCGGCCTCTACCATTTCGTGATACCAGACCACGCACCCGCCGTGCTCGCAGGCGTACCAGGCTTGCGACACTTCACCGTGTTCGTTCTTCTCCCATTTGATGCCGAAGTCGCAATCCTTGCCGCCCCACTTTAAGTGTTGCTCTTTCGAGCAATGCGGACATGGAACGTGGTAACGGAGGAAATACGGCGATTCTTCGCCGGCCTTCTCGATCTGACAGGTGCCTTTGGTCTTGGGCGTCGATCCCCGGATGGATTTTGGGAACGTGGCGCCTTCAAGACGCTTGTCGCCGAGGAACGTCGGTGCGCCCTCGCCTTCCACGTTGGCTTCAAACTTTGACAGCTCATCGTAAATGACTTCGTCCGGGGATTTTTCCCGGTAATTCCGGCTCGCCTTACCGCCTAGGCACCAAAGCATCTTCGCGTTTTGAAAGCGCTTGGCGCTCAGCGAACTGTCACGGTGTTTCTTGCCGTGCCAGGGTGCGAGCTCCAGAAGCGTAGGCACGTCGCGAACCATCGTCTCCACGTGGCGCTTCATCAACTCTTCGGCGTCGGGATCGGTAGGACAAAAGCTCAGGACGTTGCGGCGTTTGTGCTGGATCTTGTAGCCGATGTTCGCCATCAACATCTTGGTGTAACCAACACGGGCAGACTTGATCAAGTTGATTACCCGGATCAGGTCATTGCCCATGGCGTTGAGGATCGCTACCTGAAAAGGGGCGGTTTCCCACTTCCCTTCCTGATAGGAAGACTCGGATGACAGGTAAAAATGGGTGTCTGCCCACTCGACCGCAGTCAGTGGCGGCTCTTTATAGAGCGCGCGCAGTCCTGCTTTGATCGCCTTTTGAAGGTCAATCAACCAAGGTTTCAAGATACTCATCGAGGAATTCCGGTAATTGCTCACCGGAATCAGCGGCGAGGTTGCGCGCCAGGGCTATCTCGCGCTGTAAGGATTCGATGTGTCGTACATCGATCTCGGGGTGCTTGCGTTTGAGCTTGAGCGGGACGGTGTCGAGCAAAGAGCCGAGCTGCGCGGCAATCTTCGACAAAGCAAATATTGCGAAGCCGACCGGAACAAGCTGCTTGTCCGCAATCTCGTTCTTCTTTTCCTGCGCGATACGCTGGGCTGCCGTCAGGCCTTGGCGCTCGACCATCAGCTTGTATTCGATTAGCGGGTCGATACCGTCCGGAGTTTCGGACGCCGAATTTTTCTGTTCAGCCTGGGCAAGCCGGTTGTTCAAAATAGTTCGGACGTCGTAGAAGTTCTCCCGGCCAATCTTGGCGATGGATTCGACCTTCCACTTGTCGAAAGCTTGGACGGTAATGCCAAGGCTTGCCGCCATTTGGCTCTTATTCAGCCAGTGAGGTTTGGGCTCCATTTGCCTCCTCCATTGACGAGGCTGGGAGCTGCCGCGAGCCGGTTGGTGTTTAGTTGGTATTTCCGGGGGTCAAGTTGGTGTATTAAACGGCCAAAACCGCTCTATTCCGGCCCTTTCAGGCCAGCGACAATACAACAACCAACCCCCCTGAAAAAAAGTCATACATAGTTCAAAGTCGGGGCTCGAATTACCCTCACCCGAGGGGGGTGGGGGAAAGGACCCAGTGCACCACACTGGTGCAATGAGGCCGTTTCACCGACGCCGCGTCGCCACGGCACGTTCAAACGCCTTGGCGAATTGAATAGGCAACTGTTCATTTGCCTCCCGCTCGCCGATGCCGAAGAAGTCGAGCGCCTTCGAGTAGCCGGGCTTGCTGATGAACGCAATCAGGATCTGCACCTGAGCGCGCTTGGTCCCAGTTCTCTCAGCGATGCCTATAGGCTCGCTACCTCGGCGCATGACGAAGTAACGCGTGCGATTGCCAGCACTCCGCTTGCTATCCGTGCTGTTCTGATGCCTATCACCTTGAGCCCCAAGACCAGACAGGATCTTCTGGAGCTGACCGCGCCCGATGTTGCCGTAGCTGTCGAGCTTCATGCCCGCACCAGGTACGACGAACTTCCCCTCAGGAAGAATGCCGCGTGCGCGCAACAGCGCCTCGCTGCGCTTGTGGCTGCGATCACCGCCATACACTTCAGGCGTAAGCCAGCGTGTGGCCGGGGCCGCGCCGTCTGCCTCATCCTTGATCCAAACCCGCGCTTCCATCTTCTGCTTGGTCGCCGGTATGAGCCTGAGGCTGTCGAGCGTGTAAGGCGTTGGCCTGTCGAACACTGTCCGCATTTCACCGACCAATCGTTCCTTGATCAGCTTGGCCGTCTCAGTAAGGGCGAGGACAGTAGCGAACGGGATCTGGTTACGCTCAATGTCCGTCAGCTCTGCGAGATTGTCGGCAAGCCCTGACGTCTGCACACGGATCATTGGGCGTCCTCACTCAACGGTGCAGCCAGGCCAGATGGATTGGGCTAATGCCAAGGCGGCAGCGTGGTCGCGATCTTCTTGCATGATCATTGGAAAGGGCTTGTAGCCCGGGGCTGTGACATACCAACTCTTCTTGGTCAAGGCAACTGCCGTTCTACGGCCTCGCTTACCTTGTCCGCAGCCTTGCTGGCGACACCAGCAGCTTCAACGGCAGCACCTGATGCTTCCTGCACCTTCGCGGCTGCTTCCTGAGTGCTCTCCGCGAGTTTGGTTAAGCGAAGATCACGCTTGCCCATCGCAGCGTCATAGGCGTCACGCACCTCGGCGAGCTGTTTAGCCTGATAGCTGTTCGTTGCCCACACGCCTGCTTGAAACCCCAGCGTGAGACCGCCGACCACCAACAGTATTGCAATGACCCACACCTCTACTCTTTTCCACCAGTGCCGGGCGATGAAGTTGATTGCACATCTGTCCATCAGTTGTTGCCTCCGGAGGCTGGCCGCAGACGCGCAATTTCTGCGCTCTGGCTGGCTACCCGCTCAGTGAGTTGTGCAACCTGGCTGGTAAGGGCTTCAATCTTTCCCTCCATTCGTCCTACTGCGGCAGCAAGTTCGTTGCGCTCTTTCGCGAATTGATCAGCGCGGGCCTCGGCCGCGTTAGCGCGGGTTCGTTCCGAATCCAGCAGTTCGTTGAGGCGACGCACAGTGCCGATGTCGGCATTGTCCATCGCGCGGTCTGTGGCGTCCTTTGACAGGAATTTACGTAGCCACAAGAAACCGCCGAGCAAGACTGTCCCAGTGCCGCCCAGCCAGGTAGCTGTGCCTGGGCCAAGATCGGTCGGGTCCATCATTACCTCGAAATAAAGGGCTGCCTAGGTGAAGGGCAAGGCGGAGTAGTTTGAGATGGCATTGCCATCACTCCCCGCTTGGAAGAAAGGGCGTGGAAGGGCAGAAACGAAAAAACCCCGGCAAATGCCGAGGCTTCGGTGACCACAGAGAGTAGAAAACCCAACTTAAAGTCGGGTTTCGCGCTCGTAAATACCGCAAAGTAGCAGAAAATATACTGGACAACCCCGGGGCTGTCTACTGCAGCACAAGCTTTCTCCGCTCAACGTCAAACGACTCTCGAGATATCTGAGTTTCGAAACATTGCAACCCAAACTTGTTTCCTGCTGCTAGCACATCAGTTTTCAACTGCAACGACGCACGATTGCCGACAATTATTTCAGTCATAGCATCAAAGGGGATTTGAAATAAAGCGACAGGATATGGCGCTGCATCAATAGTCTTGTCCGCTTTGTCAAGCAATGCGACCATTCGCTCCTCCTTTTCATATTCCCAATCCAATGATTTTGTCAGCAGCACCTCATAAGATTCTTCGTCTGTAAATCGAGTAACCTTGATCTTCGTGCGATGAGCTGAATACATCACTTGAGTAATCTGACCACGGTCATTTATGTGGTTTGGATCGCCACGAAAGTATGGATGCTCGCGATTGAATCCGATACAGAACCCTGCGTACGACCTCGCGTAATGAGACCACATAAGGGCACTGTCCCAGCGGCTGCTCAAAGAAAGAATACCGATTCTGCTGTTCATCCTCAGTTCTGAAGTTCGCATGAACCGTTCTCTTATGCCGGGCATATTTTGGCGCAAAATTTTTTCCGTCTGGGCCCATTCTTTACAAGCAGTCTTATCCTTGAGCCTTCTTTCTATCCGCGAATCGCCCGGCGCCGGCGCATGCCGTGCAAACAGCTCAGACTTCGCCCGCACCAAAGCCTCATGCTCAAGATTTTCAGGAAATGATGGCAGACATTCATACGGATCGTTGAGTGCGCCTGGTGGAGTGAAGCGAATCAGGCCGTCAACCAAGAAACTGGATCTGTCAGCGTCGAGATACTTATAAACAAATGTCATCGTGCGTCTTTCCTTGAACGGTCGCTACGGGGTGTACTGATCTAACGCCTAGAACAAGGCAACTATTCAGGCGCTTTGATTCTAAAGCGCCGTCTAGCCACGCGATACCGGCTTTCCAGAGCTGCCGCGTCTTTTCTTCACCGAATCCCAACTTTTTGCCGACACCTGACAGGGCGGTGTCCCGCGAGGTGTAATAGCTGATAACGACATTGCCGGACTCCGGGTAGCGATTGCGCAGCCGGCCAATTAAGCGATCAATCAGCAGCGCTTCATCATCTGTAATCATCGGCTCAGCGATGTCGTTCTCGCGTGACGCGCAGCAGGACACGCCCGAACCCAGCACGACCCAGCGGCCCCAATGCTCGAGCAAATTTTCAACACTACGCTCGTTCATCCGAATGATCATCGCTCAATCCCCTGTGAAGTTCGATCCACCAGCACCGCGGCGGTTATTATGTTCATAATCCTGATGGGCTCCGCCGATGGGTTGGCGCGCCCGGGCTAGCTCGGCCATCGTATTGCGCAACCTCATGCTCAGTTGCTGGACCATCACACCAACGGGCAAGGCGTCACCCGTCGCGGCGCATACCCAGCCCGACGCATTGCAGGCTTCGCAATCGATCTGATGGAACATGCCGCTGGTGACTGTGGTGCCCCGACAGATGCCGCACTCCATCAGTCGCATCAGTTCTTTCCGAAAGGCTGGTCCGTGACTCTTCTTCATCGTGGACCCCGACCTTTCTTTTGACGCAGCCATGGGCGGGGAGTCGAGGCAACAGATCGGCCGATGTGCCAGCCATCAACAGCCCTGGCAGCACCAAGCAGCGATTGGGAAAGCCCACCATTGGCCCAGGCCAGCGAGGCGATCAGGAGAACGTTTCGACCCGTTTTCATGCTTTTGAAACCTCGCCTATGGTTGATTCGGTGATGGTGCTCAAAGCCACGTCATCTGTGGTCTGTAGCTGATTGTCAGAATCTCCCGATCTAATGCCGGTCAATCCGTGAATCAGGGCAAACCCCTTTCCGTCTAGATGGGCATGCCACCGTTCCAACGCATCGCGCTTGCGTGCCATGACGTCGGACTGGATGTACACCTTCACGTTGTGGCCCATGGCGTGGTTGATCAGCAGCTCACCAATGAGGTGGTCGATACCGATGTCTGCCCAGCCGGTACGGGCCACCTTGCGCAGGTCATGGCTAGTCCAGTCGCCTCTGCCCAACCGGGCGAACACTGCACTGGCCTGGCCTTCGCTGAGAGGTTTGCCACTGCGCGCCGGGAACACGAACTGTCCGTCGTAGCCGTTGGCGTGCTGCCAGTCGCGGTAACGAATCAGAAGCGCGCACATCTGCTCGGTCAGCGGCAGGTGATGCTCGATGCCGGTCTTGGTGTGCTTGCCAGGAATGAACCACTCCCGTTCGGCAAGGCTGATGTGCGACCACTGAGCCAGTCGGCTCTCACCGATGCGCGTGCCGTGGCAAAGCATCAGCAGCGCCAACATGGCGTCGCGTGGCTCGCTGTCGAAGACGTCATTCAGCTGCTTCAGAAGTGCCGGGAGCTGAACGCCACGCAACCGAGACGGCTTGATGCCCACTTTGGCCTTGGAGAAGTCGCTGAACTTGATGTCCTTCATCGGATTCGCCGAGATAAGCCGTAGCTTGAAGGCTTGGCGGAACGCCAGCGCCAACAGTTGAAACACCAGGCGCACATAGTCGATGGAGACGGTTTCCTGCATCGGCCACATCAACAGGGTGTCGAGCGTGGCCTTGTCGATGCTGGCCAGCGGCGTATCGCCCAGGCGCGGGATGAGGTGGCACTTGATCGCCGACGCACCGGTCTTTTTGCGCTTGTCCGACAGATTACGGTCACGCACCTGCCGGGCGGCGTACCAGTCCAGCAGCTCCTTGGTCGTGACCCATTTCGAGAGGTTGGAGCCAGCGCCAGCGTCGAGGCGCAAGCGGATGCCGGGCAATGCGGCGACAACCTGCTTGGCGTTCAAATCCGGGAAGTTGCCTATGTGATTCCACTTGCCCTTCGTGACCAGATACCAGGATGCGCGAGCGCGATTGCGGGTGAAGCGCAGATACAGGCCCTTGTTCTCCACGTCGCGCAGATCCTGAACGTGCCCGCCAGCCTGACGCTTAATTTCAGGATCGGTGATTTTTACTGCGGCTGTCCCGGTCATGCTGCCACCTGAGTGCGGGGAAGTTTGAGGTATGCGGTCAACGCTTCCATGGCATCGGCATGACCACGGCAGACGATCGCCAAGTAACCCTGCTCAGTCAGTGCATGCAGGCACGCGTCTTGGTTCGCGGATACAGGCGAGTCATGCGGCGGCGTGGCCTTGAACTCCAGATACAGACCGAAGAAGCCGCCGCGCGCCATCGGCAGAATGAGGTCGGGGATTCCGGCCTTCACGCCCTGCTTCTTCAACTCGATGGCAACGAGCTTGTGCCGGTGCCCGCCATTGGGAACGTGGAAGATCAGCTTGGCCGCCAGTGGATGACGCAGCGCCAACTCCAGCAGCAAGGCTTTCTGCTCCATGCCTTCCCAGTCGATTGGCTTGGCGCGGGGCACCTTCGGCTTGAAGGCTTTCATGGAGAGTGCTTTCAAGCGGCCACCTTCCCTTCCGCAACCAGAATGTCGATGGTCCGGACCACGCCTTCCATGTGCATGACGCGCAGTTCATCGCGGCTGAATTCAGTCTTCGCCCGAGCGTCGACAGCATCGTGACAAGCGCTGCAAGACCAGGCGCCCTGCAAGTCGTTTGGCTTTAAGCCCGCGCCGCAGCGGGTGCCGGCCATGCGGAAATGCGCGAGGATAGTGGTGTCCGAATCACCATTGCAGATGCCGGGCACGCGAATCTGGCAGTCCCGGCCGCGCGCCGCCTTCGTCAGCTTGGTCTGCCTGCTCATCCCGCGATCTCCGAACGTGGCGTGACTGACCAATCGCCAATGCCGTTCCACACACCCTCGCCACCCATGTGAGAAATGGTGCGGGCCGGCGAACCCATTTCGATCAGCAGAAAAGCGAACCAGATTTGCGGCGCATATATCCAATGCGGGAATTTCCGCGCCTTGAATCCATGCACCCTGCCGCAGGCCCAAGCAAAGCGCGTGAATGATGCAGCGGCTACAACGGCGTACACCAAGCGGCCAAAGCATTTCGCGGCCACCCAAGTCAGCCAAAAATTGGCTGCGAAGCCGCATGCGACGACCCAATAGACGTACCATTCCACCGTCACAGTCCACCCCCAAAATGCAGATGCGCAGTGCTCGGCTCCAGGTACACGCACTCCATCGTTCCGGAGAGGCAGTGAAGGACATTGATGATTCGGCTGAACAGGTTCATTGCGACAGACCCTTTGCTTCAGTTTCGAGCTCGATCAGCATTTCGATGAAATGCTTGGCCTTCTCCAAGTCCGCGAGGCCGCCCTTCTCACGCCAGCGGGTCACATACTTGATGACACTGCCCTCGGCAAACGGAATGCCGTTGGCGTGGATGTACTGGATCGGCTGGATCTTCAGTCCTTTGTAATGGCCGCCAGCAACCTGCGTGTTGAGTGCGCTCACTGTGCAATCCCCTTCAACAAAGCCTGGAGCTGCTTGAGCTTGCCGAGCGCCTCCGCGTTGCTATCGCGCTCCACTTCAACCGAAAGAGCCACCTCTTCGATGCGCAGGGACAAGGACTTCAGGCGCGCGGTGATTTCACCCGCCAACCCAACCACCTCAGCGGACAGCCCAGCCAACGCGTCCAAAGCGGGGATATCTGCCTTCTTGATCGGGACCACGGTTTCAGACGCTACTTTCGGCATGGGCTGCTCGCTTTTAGGTTTGAGGGTGAGTGCGTCACGCTGGAACTTGCCGCCAGACGGCTCGCGGATGATCCCGGCATCCTTCAGCTCACAGAGGGCGCGGCGGATTGCGTGTGCGGAGACGGTCGTGGCGTTCGCAGCAAGCGCGGCGCCGTGGATGTCATGTGCGCTCCAGCATTCTTGAATCGGGATATGGACGAATACCTTCCGCGCGATTGAGGACTGGCCGGACAGGAGCTGATGCAGACGAGCTTCAGTGAGTGCCATTAGCGACCTCCACGACAGGACGGGCAGCAACCGATCGGCGAGCGCGCAGTTCGGCCAAAGCTTTGTTGCCGACCTCCGGGGTAATTTTTGATGGCGGTGCCAGCTCAGCAACGGGCACGGACGCAATCTGCTCGCCGCGCCAGACCTTGTTAACCTGGACCATGTAGCGCTTTTCAAAGCTAGCCAAGCCAAGCTCACGGGAAAGCAGCGGGAGACTGTGGAAGCCAGCGGCCGCTGTGGCGTGATAAACCGCAGGGTGAAACCACTTTGCAGAGTCGCGCATCGCTGGGTGGCAGTTGCGCAGCGCCTGCTCGTATGCGGATTCAAGGCTTGGGAGATTCAACATTTCCGGCGTAGGCACACATCCTTGAATGAACTTGCCCACGCTGGGGATGAAGTCGGAAGCCTCGGCGCGGCAACGCATCAGGCCGATATTGATCTGTTCCTGAGTGCAGATGCCGTTCTCGATGAAGCCCTGAAGCCAGGTCTTTTTCGATTCCAGGTAGGACTTCTTATCCGGCCACGCTTGGCGCCATGCCGTGCGAATCGAGCGCAATTCTTTGAACAGATGGTTGATTACCTGCCCGGTCTGGCGAGCCTGATCCTGTTTGGCCTGGGCAGACACGTCAGTGCCCGCTTCGACGAACTCACCGGCGTGAACCTTGGTCATCGCGGATGCTGCGTAGGAGGCGACCGTCTTCATGACTTCACCCCGTCCATCCAGCTGGTGTCATCGTCGTCGGTGCTGTCCACAGTCGATGTCGCGCCTGCACTGGTGGTGCGGTCACGCTTGATCCAGGAGGCGAGGCGGTATGCCCATCCGCCGTTGCTGTCAACAGTGCCAGGGCGTGCCAGGTAAAAACCCTTGAAACTGGCAATCAGCTTGGCGGTTGCCGCATCAGCTGGCAGCGCAGCTATTTGCAGTTGAGCGGACAGCGCCTTGGCCGATGGTTCCCAGCCGGCGAACATGGCGAAGCGCTGACGGTCGTCGGCGGGTTGCAAGGCCTCGCCGTCTTGCTCGGCGACAGCGTTCAAAATCTCGCGCTGCTGCTGCTCTTCGGTTACCTGATGGTTAAGTGATGTATTGGGTGCAGATTCTGCACCCCGATCTGTCGAATTCTGCACCCCGGTCTGTTGCTGGTTGCACCCCGTGACGTCATCTGCACCCCGCTTTGAACGGGGTGCAGCGTTTGCACCCCGACCAAGCTGAAGGTCATAGACGACTGGGCGGCGGTCATGTCGTTCGATGTACACGGCAGCCAATGCCTGATTGCCGCGAACGATGAAACCGCCCTCTTCCAACAGGTCCAACTTGTAACGGACGGTGCGTTCGGAAAGGCCGGTGTCTTCGCTCAGGGTGTTCGCAGATGGATATGCGCCACGACCATCCGAACTGGCGTAGTTGCCCAGGCACAGCAGTACGTGACGCGCGCTTGAATCAGAGAGTTGGGTCTTGGCGATCTGAAGCGCCCAGGCCATAGCTTGAACACTCACAGTGCAGCTCCATTCAGTTTTTCGGCCAGCAGCGCCAACCCTTTTGGCGTGATGAGAGCATCGAACGCGGCGCGCTCAATGCCGGTCTCTGGGTCTGGCTTCAGCGCAGTGACCTTGTGCCTCATCAGTCCGGCGGTGATACGCGGCTGATAGGCAACCCAACGGCTTGTACCGCGGCGGCGGAAGATCCACCTGCTGGCCTGCAGCCAGTCGAACAGCTTGGAAGGCTGCACCTGCAACTGCTTGGCGGCATCAGTGATGCAGATCGCGCCGCCAGCGCCAGCAAGACGCTGTATCGCGGCGACCTTCGGGGCTTGCCGCTTGATGAGCTGTTGCAACTGCTGGTTCTGCTCAGCCTGCTGGGTTGCCAAGCGCATCGCTTCGAGGAATGTAGTGGGGATTTGGAGCTGGCCGACAACTCGCCCTTCCAGCTCATGCCAGCGCCGGATGACTTTCATACGCATCGGAGCGCTGTAGCCGGTCAGCAGGCAATCGGTATGCTCACGGTCAAGCAGGTATTCCGTCTGGCTACGATTCTGGGCGTCTTGATAGATGCGCTCAAAACTGAGCGCATCTACGTTCAGCTCTGAAAGCATGGCGAGCACATCGCGCTTCACGTTTTTATGAAGCTTCCCGGTCAGCTCTGCAATTTCGCGCGAAGACATGAACTGGCGCGTCATGTGTTGCTGCTGGTGAACAACTGACGAATCAGGCGCCCTATTGCTCTGGGTGGTCGTGGTGTGCATAATCGGCTCCACAAGTGTTGTTGAAGAAGCCGGTCTAGCCACCGGCTTTTTTATTGCCTGCGATTTAAGCGACCTTGATGGAAGCCTTCAGCTGAGCCAGCGCATTCTCGGCGTGGGCGATCTCTTTCAAGATTCGGGCGCGCTCTACCTGATCGACTCGACCGTCAGCCATGGCCGAGTGCGTCTCGACAGTGACCTCAGCGAACTCCAGGGTTGCGCGGCCTAGTGCCTGGTGGATGTCAATTGGCACTGGCTCAGCCGCTTTCACGATCGTGTAACCAAACTCACCAGCGAGAGCAGCCAACGGGCGGATGTCACCGGTATGCAGAAGCAGGGCGTACAAGTGCTTAACGTTGAACCAGGCGCCGTCGTAATTCGCGTTGGCACGCTGAAGCAGGCTTACCGGCGGCATGTTCATGAGCGTCGCGAGGCTCTTGGTCTCAGCCTCTTCAACCACCGCGTCACAAGCCTTCAGAAAACTTTGCATTCATAAAACCCCGAGTTTGTTTATGTGGCGGCGTGCCATCACGCGTATCAAGATGTGTCCCATGGAGCGGAACTAGAGGGACGCCTACTCAGGCCACCATTTCGGCCCAAGGAAATGCGGGACAAAGGGACTCTTTTTTAAAAGCGCCTTCCGTTTGATCTTCAGCCCGCTTGGCAATGACAGGAGACATGCCGTGCTTGCCC